CAAAGCCGCGCGCGTCAAAATCGTCCTCGCGGCTCCACAGGCCGCTGCGCGTGTCGTATACAAACAGGTGGCGGGCGCCCCGCTCGTCGCGCGCCGAGAGATACCAGCGCGTCCCGTCTGTGCCGGCGACGCCGTGCGTGAGCGTGCGCCCGAGCGCGTCGCCGATGCGTACCGGCCGTCCGCCCGCCGTGCGCGCCGCGCCGACGGGGGAGAGGTAGTAGAGCGTCTCCGCCGCCGTCACGAGCGAGCGGCCGGAGTCCTGCTCCGCGCCGAGCGCGGCCGAGGCCACGAGCTGGAAGTTTGTAGGCCGCGTGCCGTAGAGCCGCCAGAGCCCGCCGGGCTTGAGAAACACTACGCCGCTGCCCGTCGCCGCGCAGCCGGAAAAATCCCCCGGCGCGCCGACATCCACGCTCCATGCGGCCGTAGCGACCGCGCCGTTTTCGTCCGCCTCGTACCAGAACCAGCTCAGCGGATCGCCGAGCTTTGTGCACCACACGCTGTCGTGCGCGCACGCCCAGAGGCGGTTGCCGTAGCTGCACGCGTGCTGTGCGTCGGGCACGCGCCGCGTGATCGTGACGCCGTTGACTGCGCCCGCGCATACGAATGTGTCCGGGTCGAAGCGCAGCCGCGCCCCGTCGATGCCGCGCAGGATGTATGTGCCGTTGTTGCGCACGTCGCCGAAGCCGCTGAGCGTCACGGCATCGCCTGTGCGAAAGTGCGCACCCGCGCCGTCGGCCACGAGGATGCTCGCGCGCCCGTCGCCATCCGTGTCTGCGCCCGCAAGCGTCACACTGCCGCTCCAGCTTGGCTCTGCGCTGCCGAATGTGCCGTCTGCCGGTCGGAACCAGACCTTGTCCGGCCAGATGAGCACCGTACCGCCGAGCGCTGCGAATACCTTCGGCGTGTCCGTGAGCGTGCAGCCAGGCACGGCCTTTCCGTTATAATACAGAGCCGTGCCGGCGCACCAGAGCAGCCCGTCTCCGGCTGCGAACAGGCCGTTCGGCGTGCCGCTGCACGGATAGATGCGCGTGCGTCCGGGGCGTGTCGAGAACAGGGGGCTGTCCGCTGCCGAGCCGTTGGTCATCTCGTAGATGCCGCCCTCGGGGCAGGACGGGCGGTGGTCGTAGCCGCGAAAGTCCGTCTGCACATGGCGGACGGCAGCCATGCGCCGCGGAAATGTGGGTAGATACATGCCTTGCCTCCTTACAGGTTGAGCGGCTCGCCGTTGTGATACAGTTCGCCGCACAGGTCGATCTTCCCGGCCGAGAGCCGCAGCTCCGGCAGATCGCCGCGCGTCGCGGAGATCACCGCGCCGCTCTTGTGAAAGATGAGATATTTGCGCTCGAGGCTGTTCTGGCTGCCGATGTGCAGCGTGTCGGCCACGGTCGTGATGCCGTTGAGGTCAATCTTGTCGGCCGAGAGCGCGATGCTGCTGTCGCCGTTGTTGATGGCGGCGACGATGGCTGCCGCATTCACGCCGTCGGCATCGGTCACGAGCGCGATGCGTGCGCCCTGATCGCTCACGGTCTGCTCGAGCGCGGCGACATTGCCCTCGGCCGACGTCAGGCGTGTCTGCAGGGTGCCGGCGTCGAGGCTCAGCTGTGTGATGCTGCCGTCCGCGCCGTCGATGCGCGCGCGGATCGGCGAGAGCAGCCGCGAGAGCGCCGCGGCGTTGAAGTTCTCCGCGCCGAGGTTCGACAGCGTGTACTGCAGCGCCTCCAGCAGCCGCGGCACGGTCTCCTCCAGCGCCGTGAGCCGCTGCTCGACGGTCTCCTGACCGGTGCGCTCCGGCAGGGAAAGCTCCAGCGGGGAATAGTCCGTCATGCGTCGTCATCCCCTCCGCCGTGCTGTGATACGTCTGCGCGCAGCACGGCGATCGCCCGCACGAGAAACTGCGGCAGCGGCGCGCCGAGCGCACCGGCGTTTTCGACCACACTGCCGAGCTCCGTCAGCAAATACCACGCCGTCACGAGCGGGCACAGCAGCACGTCATAGTGTGCGCCCAGTCCCGGCACGCTGCCGAGCAGCGCCCGCAGTGCGAAGTCCAGCAGCGCCGCCACCAGCACGCCCGCCACGCTGCCCGCCTTGTGCCACAGTCCCTCGCGGGCGCAGCGGCTGCTCCATGTGCCTGCGCGCAGAGCGGCAGCGCTGCCGGTGGCATAGTCGAGCAGCATGGCCAGAAACCAAGCGGCCGCAAGCCACCCGGTCCAGCCCCAGAATGCCGTCAGCGCTGCGGCGGCCGCTGAGACCGCCGCTTTGATCGTTGTGAGTCTGTCCATTTACGTCTCCTTTTGTTCGTCCAGCATTCGCTGGCACACGATCATCGTGCGGATCATATCCTCCGACACGTCGAGCTTTCCGTCCGTGTTTCCCTGCAGTGCGCCGCGGTCGATCAGCCGCTGCACGCCCGCGCGTGCCCATTGCGGCATCTCCGCCACGGAATCATAGCGCGGCATATCCAACGCCTCCTCTCGCGCTCCGTTTTTCATCGCCTCGGCGACGTCGCGCCGAAAGCCGTTCATCGTGTAGCCCATATCATATGTGCGCCACAGCAGCTCCGGGTCTGCGTGGTTGCTTGCCACGCCGCGCCGGTGTCCCTCGGCGTGCCCGATGATGACGCCATCCTGTGCCGGGTCAAGTTCGTACTGCTTACACAGCGCGGCGAACAGCTCCACGGCCGTGTGGTATGTACCCGCGATCTGCTCTGCCGCCTCCGCGTAAGTCATGCCAGCGCTCGGCTCGGTCATTTCTACCCCGATGTGCGTGCTGTTTGCGCTGCCGCCGCAGTGCCAGCCGCGCATCTCCCACGGCAGCGTCTGATATACCGTGCCGTCTGCCTGCGCGAACGCGTGCACGCAGACAGATACGCCGCCCGGCTGATACTGGTTAAAGCTGCGCGCAAATACCGCAGCAGACGGCTGCGCGCATCCCACGCTGTGCAGCATGATGCCCTGCGGATACAGCGGTGCGCCCGCCTGATAGCATTTGTTTTTGACTGCAAACGCCTCAATGATTTTCATCTTGCGCCTCCTTATTCGATCGGTTCGTCGAGCGTGATGATCAGGTTCTCGCCCTTGCCCTTTGCGCTCACGCGAAAATACGCCGCAGAGGCGGGCACATTGCTCGCTGCTTCCGTCACCTGAAACGTCATGGCCGTGGTGCTCTCCGGGATACTGCTCGGGAAATACACGCTGACGTCGATCTTGTTTGCGGGCATAACGGCTTTAAGCAGTTGAAATGCACTGTCATACCATCCGACGCGGGAATACACTTCCGCCTTCGAGAACACGATCCCCTCACCGGCGATGCGGTAAACGTGCTTCGTCACATTGCCGGGCAGCGGAATGAATCCGCTTGTCACAAATCCGCTGCCACTCTGCGCGTTTCCGGACGATGATAGGTTGTATCCATTCTGATACGGCATGGACGCGCCGCTGCTGTCAACAGCCGTGGGTACAAGGTTTGTGTACGTCACAGGCTTTGACGCGCTCGCCGTGATGGTGATGTCCCCAGTCACGCGCGCGATGGACACCACGCCGGTCGCGGCATTGTATGCCGTCGCTGTGATGTCCGTACCGCCCATGCTGACCGTGACGGTGTCGAAGGTGTACCCGTTTTTCGGTGTCAGCGTGGTCGTGTATGCCGCGCCGTCTTCGACGGCGGCCGCGGCGTTGCTGCCGGTGCAGCCTGTGAGCGTCGTCTTGACGGTGCGCATGACCACTGTGAAATCGAACGACAGCGTGCGGTCGTAGCCCGCGCCGTAGCAGAACGAATAGATTTTTTTCTCCGCCGGATTGATGACGTTGACGGTGAACGCCGTGTCGGTCACGCCCGGAGCTTTGCTGTGGGTCGTCTCCTCGCCGAATTCGATCTGGTTGCTGTCCAGCCGGTTGTTATCCCCCACTTCGTTCGTCCGGTAGTAGTTGGCGGACGGGCAGCAGATACGCAGCGCCGCCATCTGCTGCGTCGGCGGGTTGTACTGAGAAACGTTGTCCGGCACAACGTAGATCTTGGACGTCTTAAAGTTGTGCAGATGCCCGTGAAAGTTTCCGTAGCAGACCGCGCCGTTTTTTCCTGCGAAGGAGACCGTCTTGCCGCCGATCGTGACGCTCCCGCCGTCCAGATACGCCTTGAGCACCTTGCCGCCCGCGCGCACGTAGCCCCAGTCCAGCGGATAATGCCCGAGGATCACGAAGCCCCACGCCGTGCTGTCTGCCTTGCTGCCGAGGTCGGCAAGTGTCTGCGCGAACCACAGCAGCTGTGCCTCCGAGAGCGCGTCGGCCGCGGTTTCTCCGCCGGTGATCTCGCCCTCAACGGTGTTGAGATTGATGATGCGCAGCTTCTTTCCGGGAAGATCCCGGTAGCAGTATCCGGCCTCCGCGCTGCCGTAGACCGCGCCCGCGTTGTAGTCGGAAAAATACTTCCGGATCAGCGCCGCACCGTACAGATTCGCGAGGCTTCCGGTTTCGGCCGCGAAGTACTCGCCCGTGTCGTGGTTTCCGGGCGTCCAGAGCTGCGGGATGCCGCGCAGGCCCTCCTCGAGCCAACGGTGAAACTCCCTGCACTGCGCCTCGAACTGCGCCGTCGTGGTCGTCTTGTACCCGAAGGTGAGATCGCCCAAAAACGCCGCGAAATCCAGCGGCGTCACGTGCGACAGCGCCTTGATCGCACGGCAGGCGTCCATGTTTCCGGCCTCGATGTTTGCCTTCCAGCCCGTGGATTCGTCGGTTGCATGGTGTGCATCAGCGACCGTCACAAAGACGATGCTCGACGCAGTCTTCACGGCCTGCACCTTCTGCGCCAGCGCGAGCACGCCGTCCTTGACGTAGTCCGGGATGTCAGCGTGGGCAATCTGGTCACCGGTCGTGATGCCCCTTACCGCGTCGCCCATCTGTGCGATCTTGTACATTTCCGCACCGCCTGTTTTCTCGCGGATGGCGTCGGCGATGTCCTGCACGGCGGCTTCTTCATAGAGCTTTTTCATCAGTAGCCCACCTCCGTGCCGTCGGCGATCGTCACGGTCTGCGCCGTGCTGCCGTCGTACATAACCGTCGTGCCGCCGATGCGGATCGTCAGCGCCTTCGGATTCGGCAGCGCGGCGGGCGCGATGTTCTGCGTCATCAGCTCGATCCTGACCGGGACATCCCAGACATCGCTGGTCGTTTTCGCCTGAAGCTTGACGGCGCAGAACGTGTGCCGCTCGGAATCGGCCACAAGCGACGAGAACGTGAGAATGCCGTTCGTCGCGCCCTGATAGAGCATCAGAAAGTGCTCGCCTTGAAACGAAAGCTGCGCATAGACGCGGTGCGTCGGATTTGCGCTGACGTAGGCGTACAGCTCCGCCGGCGTCATGTCGGCCGTCGTGCCGGACAGATCGCCGCCGACGTGGAGGATCCGCGTCTGCTGTGCCATGCCGTCGAGCTTTTTCTTGTCCGCTGCCGACATCAGACCGGCTGCCGCCGGCGTTGCCTCCGCTTGTCCGGATTTTTGGTCCCACGCTGCCGCCCGCTCCGCCGTGATGCCGTCGAGCACGGCCTTGTTCGCGTGCCGGTGGCGCATGGCGGAGTTCATGGCGATCTGGTGGCTCTGTCCCGGCGACGGGACGGCAGCGCCGTTCGTGCGCTGGTGCCACTTCGCATATTCGTCGAGTGCGGCGTTAAACAGCGCCATGCTGTCGGCGTAGTGTGCGGTCTCGTGCGCGGCGTAGTCGCACATGGCGATGACGTAGTACACGTACAGCCGGTCAAACGGTGCCGGCACGAGCAGCACGGTGCCGCGTTCGGTGTCCGCGTCATAGGTCACGCACTGCTCGGGCGCTGCGTCGAGGATGCGCATCTGGATCATATGCTCGCACTCGTTGAGCCACTGGATCTTTGCCGCGTCGTCCCACGCATTTGGGCAGATCGCGTCGATGCGCGTGAGCGCCTGCTGAAGCGTCGCCATGCTCAGAGCCCCAGCGCACCGCTCTCGGCGGCAAAGCGGGCGGTCTCGCGCTCGATGAGCGCGCCGGTGCGCGCATCCTGCGCCTCACCCTGCGCGAGCACGAGAGCAAAGCGGCGCGCGATCGTCACGTCCTCGCCGCGCGGGATGCGCACGGTCTCGCCGTTGACGGTCACGATCTTATCCTCCTTGTAGCTGCCGTTGTCACGAAACAGGTGCACGGTCACGGGTTCGCTCAGCCAGGCCTCGGCGGCGCGGTCGGTCATTTTTCTGGTTGCCATAGTGTATTCCTCCTTGTGTGAATGCGTGCCTCCCGCCGCAAGGCGGGAGGCATTTGGTTTCTTACTCGGTGTAGGTGCTGCAGGTCTCGATGCGGCGGATGGCGCTGTCATCGAGGCGCACGGCGACCTTCGTGGCCTTCCAGCCGACGCTTGCGCGCTGGTTGAGCGGGTCGCCCGTACCGGCAGAGCCGAGCTGCTTGACGATGTGCTCGAGCCCGCCGCCGGTGATCTCGGTCGTGCCGTAGCCGTCCGCGCCGAGCACGAGCGTGACGTACACGTCGCGTCCCTGCGCACCGGCCTCGCCGGGGTAGAGGATGGCGTTGTCCTCGACTGTGACCGGGGCGTCGACGGTCATGGAGCTTGCGGTGTTTTCCTTGACGGTCACGCAGGCATTGCCGATGAGCACCTGACGGCCGACGAGTGCGCCGGGCTTGACCGTGCCGCCGTCGAACGCGACGGTGGTCTTGCCGCTCACCGCGCCGTTTGCGAGCAGCGTGCGGCTGTCGGCTGCCAGATCCTCGGCGTGGAAGATCTTTGCCTCCGTGCTCTCAACGAAGCGGCAGCCCTCGATCTTGCCGATCTCGCCCTCGTACATATGCTCCGTGTCCACGTACTGGTGCGGCGCGAGCCACTTCGGGTCGTTCATGAGGTCGTATGCCACGTCGGGGTGGATGATGACCGGGAACGCGCCGTCGATGCGGCGGCAGTTGGCGTTTTTGAGTGCGCGCACGGCGCGGCGGATGCAGTCGACGGTCAGGTAGTTGTTGTCGGCAGCGCCGGCATTGCCGCCGCGCAGCAGGTAGCGTGCGGACACGGACTCGTCGGCGTACTGCACGTTGTCGCCGCCGACAAGCACCTCGCGCGTGATGGTGTCGAGCGTGCGTCCGGCCTGTGCGCCGAGCAGCTTTGTGGCCATGGTGAGGTTGTTGTCGATGGCGGTCAGCAGCAGCAGGTCGCTCATCTGGATGTAGCCGCCGTACTGACGCACGGCCGCCTCAACGGTGCTCATGCTCAGACTCTGCCCGTCGGGGGTCACGCCCTCGGTCAGAGCGGTCAGCGCCTTGCCGAGCGGGGCGAAGCGGCGAAACTGGATCGTCTTGCCGCCGTTTGCGGGGATGGGGTGCTTCTGTGCGAACTGATCGTGCACGAGCTCGGGCTCGGCCGCGTCGATGAGGTAGTCGGAATAGAACGTCTTCATCTCCTCGGTCAGGCTCTGCTGGGTGGTCACCTGCGTGTTTGCGTCAAACAGGCGCAGGTCCATGCGGATGTTTTCCATACTCATGTCTCCTTTTTTCTCTGCTGTCCGCTTCCGGGGACAGCGGCGGGG